CGAAAGCGGTGTACAGTCTGCTCTGGAAGGAAAAGGGTTCACCTTTATCGCATCTGCTCCGTCTGCAACGAGACCGAAGTATCCGACCGATCTTAAGGCGCTTACTGTTGAGTCTGCGGCAGGCACTGCGGCTGGTGATACCAAGATCACGGTGTCTGGATATACGCTTGGAAGTGGTGACGGTTACAAGTACAAGGTTGCGACCGGGACTGCTCCCGCTGTTGCTGTAGGTGAGATCCTTGATGCCACATGGACTGCGTGGAACGGCACTGATGACATTACTGCCGCAACTGACAAGAAGATCACAATTGCTGTTGTGGATGCATTCGGTGAAGCGGTTGCTGCAGGCAATGCAACTGTAACCGCCAAGGCTTGAGGAGGTGGAGAATAATGCCGAGAATTGCATGGGAAAATAATATCCTTGGATTTATTCCGAAGACTGACTGGCTTGACATTCCGTTCCGTGTGGATCGTCCGGATGATCCGGCCGATGAACTGTTCGGAGACCAGAAGACTGCGAACCTGGTTGCGGAATGGGAGACCATTGCTAACGAGTATCAGATCCCGGTTATGGCGCATTTCCACGGGTTCGATACCGAGGCGAACACGACATTCCGTGTGCCGATTGACACGCACAACATTGAGAAGGGTCTTATCAAGGTCAAGATCAACCAGTCCGAGAGGATGCGCGCGCTTCGTCGGTCCGGCGTCCAGGGAGATGATAATCTTTACGAGTATGTCGTGAACGATGGCGCTCGTCTTGCCGAGCAGGTAATTACACGCACAAAGGTCGCAAAGAACGAGCTGCTTGCTACCGGTCAGGTGACGATCAAGGAGAACAATCTGGATCTGACTGTCGATTACGGTGTTCCTGCCGGACACACGAATCTGACACTTGATTTCGGCCCGGGTGCGACAGAAGATATTCCCGCACAGATCCAGGCGATTATCGATCAGGCGAACAGCGATGGGACGATCATCACTGGTATTTATACATCCCGTAAAAATATCAACAAGCTGCGCAGCAACGCGGCAGTCCAGACGGCGATCAACGGCACTTACGGTGCCGGTGCGCTGGTCAGGCAGTCTGATCTCGAACAGTATCTCTCCGAGGAATTCGGAATCGACGAGATTGTTACAAATGACCTGACCTATGGTGCTTCTGCTGAGATCGGATCTTCCGGCAGACCGTCGATTACAACCGCCAGGTATTACCCGCAGAATAAGGTTTCCTTCTTTGCGAAGAATGCTGGGGCGAAGATCGGCGTAGGTCTGTGGGGCGACCCGCCCGAAACAGATGTGGCACAGCTTCTTCAGGTAGCAGGAAGCTCCGTATCTCCGTTCGTCTACATCACTCAGTGGGCTGAGGATGACCCGGCTGTCCTGTGGACAAAGGCATCGACGCTGTTCATGCCAGTCATCTACAATCCGAACAGCCTGTTCATCGCAACTACTACAGAGACACCTGCGGGGGCATGATAAATGGCATATAAGGTCGTAAAAGATTTCAAAGATTTGAAAGATAACGGCCACGTTTACAGAACGGGGGACTTGTTCCCCCGTTTTGGCGTAAATGTGGGAGATGAGAGGATTGCGGAACTTTCGTCAAATAGGAACAGGCTGAAGACGGTGCTGATCGTGCCTGATGGCGTTCCCGAAGTCAAAGAGGAACAGACTGATGGCGTTCCTGAAGTCAAAGCTCCGGAGATCCCTGAGAAAAAGGTGAGGAAAAAGAGAAATGCTGGAACAGATACTGAGGGAGATAAAAAACTACTTCATTCGTGAGGTTTGGTCCGGCAATTTCAGCATCGAGTCCGGTGCTTTGGATGTGGATTTTCTTCTTGACGGGCAGTATTTCAAGATCCAGGGGAGTATCTTTAACGACGGCGTGTATCAATACCCGGCAAGCGGCCTGAAGGATGAAGAGTTTGAGGGGGAGATATGGGCGCTTGCCGTGCCGCCATCGGTGATCTCGCTTGCTGAAGAGGTGACGGACTGGAATACAGCGAATGATGCTGTTATCAAGTCTCCGTACACATCCGAGAGTTTTGGCGGGTATTCGTATTCCAAGGCGTCATCTTCATCAAGAGGAAACGGCGAGTCTGCGGGTGTGACGTGGAAGTCTGTTTTTGCAGATAAATTGAATGAATGGAGGAAAATTCGATATGAGTCTGCTATCAGACGCTATGACTACATGCGTGATTCTTAATAAGGCGACGGTTGCCGATGGATACGGCGGCTATATTACTACCTGGTCCGATGGTGCTGAGTTCGATGCTGCAATTGTTCTGGACACATCCATGCAGGCCCGGATAGGCGAGAAGCAGGGTGTTACTGCTCTCTATACGGTCACTACTCCGAGGGCGCTGAATCTGCAATACCACGATGTATTCAGGCGTGTGGAGGACAACAAGATCTTTCGCGTGATATCGGACGGGGATGACAAAAAGACACCGCAGAGCGCAGGACTCGATATGCGGCAGGTGAGTGCGGAAGAATGGAGTCTGCCGCATGAATGATAAGTGGCAGGCAATACATGCGTTCTGGAACAGTTTCGGGATTCCTGCGTATGACGAGACAAGCGTTCCAGGTGATGCTGTGATGCCGTATATCACATATAATGCTGCCGTGAGCGAGTTTGAAAGCACAGTCATGTTGAATGCGTCACTGTGGTATAACTCTACATCATGGGCTGCGATTTCCCAGAAGGCAGATGAGATTGCTCAATCGATCAATGGTTATCGCCTGGAACAGCTGAAAGACAATCAATACCTGTTCCTGTCGAAAGGCACACCGTTTGCGCAGCGCCTGGAAGACACAAATGACCGTATCAGAAGGATTTTTATTAACGTCATGGGTGAATTCTTCACCCGATACTAAGAAAGGAATGAAAAGCTATGGGAATGTTTACAGTAATCTCAGAAGATGCTTTTAATGAATTGCAGGTTGATGCCGGTGTGATCCTCAACAGCTTTGATCCTACAAATCCGGCAGCGCCGGATGATGAGGACATCGTGACGGCTACAACCGGGGGCATTACGGTAGCATGCGTTCCGACTTATAGCGATTACTTCGCTGATGTGGATAATGCTCCGAATAATACAAAAGAGGGTAAGCACCTTGATGGCTGGGACTGCACTCTTACCACGACGGCTCTTGGAACTACACCAGAGACGATTAAACTCGCTCTTGGTGCGGCTGATATTGATGGAACTAATTCATCAAAGATTACTCCCAGAGGATCTGTGAGTGGCACAGACTTCCAGGATCTGTGGTGGGTTGGTGATAAGGCTGACGGCGGCATGGTGGCTATCCAGATCAAGAATGCGCTGTCTACCGGCGGTTTTTCTCTGAAGACAACGAAGAACGGCAAGGGCCAGCTTTCGCTTACGTTGACAGGCCATGTATCCATCGAGTCTCAGAGTGTCATGCCGATGGTGTTCTACTCCACAGAGGGTTAATAATAGCAGTCTGCGACAGGAGGAATTGCATATGAGAAAGTTATCCGAAATTAAAGGCGAGGACGCATTTGACGTCCTCGCTGAAATATTAGAGCCTATTTCGGTTATTGCGACTGATGAGGAGTTTGTCTCCCTGGTCCGAAATCATAACAAGATCGGTGCCGTGAAGGTCCTGCTGAAGAACCACAAGAAGGAGGCGCTTCTTGTCATGGCTGTGCTTGATGAGGAAGATCCGGAGACGTATGCTCCGAGCATTGTCAGGCTCCCGTCCATGATTCTTGAACTTTTCAATGATCCGGAGCTGCTTTCGCTTTTTCGATCTCAAGGCACAGTGACCTCTTCTGGGCCTGTTACGGAGAGTACAGAGGAAACCGCAAGCGAGTAAAGCCGTTTATCCGCTACGTTCTGGCGAAGATAGATGAGTATGGCCGGGAGAAAATCTATAGGATATATATCACGGATGCTCTCAAAGCAATAGGATCTCTTAATGTCCGGTACGTCGATTTGCTCAACAATGATCCGGTCGATACTCGCAGCGCTGCGGAAATCATTTCTCACATGAAGGAAAAGATAGGCAGTCTGAGTGAGGAGTAAACATGTTTGATGTATTTGACTTAATGGCAACCATAAAGCTGGATTCCAGTGACTACGAGCGGGGGCTTTCCGATGCCGAGAGCAAGTCCAGCACTTTTGGTGATGTCTTAAAGGCAAATCTGGTTACAAAAGGCGTTGACGTTGCAATCAATGGCTTTAAGCAGCTTGGAAGCATGGCCGTTGGCGTCATGAAAGAATCCGTAAATTCGTATAAAGAATACGAGCAGCTTGTTGGTGGCGTTGAGACGCTGTTCGACAATACAGAGAACACAGAGAGATATATACAGGTATTAAAAGACACAGGGGCCACAGCAGAAGAAATCGCGGCTGCAATGGCAGACGCAAATAAGCCTGTAGAAACTGTCATGGAAAATGCAGCTAATGCATATAAAACTGCAGGCATGTCTGCAAACGAGTACATGGCGACTGTCACAAGTATGGCGTCTGCGCTAAATCAATCGACTGGAGATTTGCAGGTTTCTGCGGAGATGGCTGACATGGCCATTACGGACATGTCCGACAATGCCAACAAGATGGGCACCAGTATGGAGTCCATCCAGAACGCTTATCAGGGCTTTGCAAAGCAGAACTACACCATGCTCGATAATCTGAAACTGGGGTATGGTGGCACCAAAGAAGAGATGAAGCGGCTCCTGGAAGATGCCGGCAAACTTGCGAACACAGAGTTCAATATCGACAGCTATGCCGATGTCGTGGAGGCGATTCATGTTGTCCAGACGGAGATGGGGATTACTGGAACAACTGCAAAAGAAGCAAGTGAAACAATCGCCGGGTCCGCTGGTTCTGTGAAAGCCGCTTGGGATAATCTTATCGCTGGTTTTGCAAACAAGGACGCTGATCTCAGCAAATTGATCGGTGATGTGGTATCATCTGCCGAGGTTGCACTTGAAAATATGCTCCCGGCGTTTGAGCAGGCTCTTGTGGGTATCGGTCAGTTTGTCGAGGAGATCGCACCGATTATCGCAGAGAAACTGCCACAGCTGATCGATAAGGTCCTTCCTGCGCTGATTGACGCGGCTATGTCGTTGCTCAGATCCGTGACATCTGTCCTTCCATCGCTGGCACAATCGATCATCACAACGCTAGTAAATGCTCTTGTGGAGTACGCTCCACAGCTTGCTACAGGAGGCGTAGAAGCTAGCACAAAGCTTATTGCCGGCCTTGCCGATATGCTGCCGGAGTTGATCCCGGTCATGGTCGATGCGGTGCTTACGATGGTCCAGGGACTTCTGGACAATCTTCCTGCGCTTATTGATGCCGGAATCAGTCTGATTGTGGGCCTTACAGAGGGACTTATCAATGCAATCCCAATTATTGTTGACAGACTGCCGGAGATCATTATGGCGATTGTCAACGCCTTAATAGATGCGATTCCCAAGATTGCGAAGGCTGGCGTGGAACTGCTGGGCGCTCTCGTTAAAAATCTTCCTGAGATCCTCACAAAGATTGCCGAGGGCATAGGCCAGATCCTTTCCAGTATTGTTGAGCGTATAGCCAATTTCATCCCAGATATGATTGAGGCAGGGAAGAACCTTATCCTTGGCCTTCGGGATGGCATCGTAAACTGGGGAAAGAGCGTCGTTGACAGCGTCAAAAATGTAGGTGGCATGATCGTCGATGGCGTGACAAGTTTCTTCGGGATCAATTCTCCGTCAAAGGTTTTTGCAGAATTCGGTAAGAATTTAGATCAAGGCATGGCAAAGGGTCTGATTGACAACATGGGTCTTGTCGAAGATGCGGTTGACGATCTGGATGATGCGATTTATGATGGAATTGATGACGGTGCTTATGACGATGTTGCGGCAGTGACCACAGTAACTTCCACGAGTTCAGATGACGGTTACGGAAGACGGTCGGGAGTTGAAAGCCAGCTTGCGGAAATACTGTACGCGCTGCAAAACATGGGGATCTATCTTGACGGCACAACGCTTGTTGGTAAGACATCGAGCAGGATGGATTCAGCACTTGGAGAAATAGGTTATTACAACAACAGGGAGGCTTGGGCATGATTCCTGCCGGCGGGACATTTGGTGGAAAGCACACACTTACTGACTTCGGGATGTACCCGAAGTCAAAAATCATTTTTAATCCGCCTGAAGTGAAAAGGACAATAGTTGACGTTCCCGAAGCAGACGGCATCCTGGATTACACAGGACTGCTGACCGGCAAGATCGCTTATGGCGATCGTGTGGGAACGCTTGAATTCCTCGCTTTGACTTCCACGGACTATGCAGCTATCTATTCTCAGGTGCTTGCACACTTCCACGGCAAAGAAATGAGGGTGGTTCTGGATGATGATCCGCAGTTCTTTTACAAGGGTAGATTCAGCGTAAGCAAGTGGAAATCTGTAGAGGGTGCATCGTCCATCGCAATTGACTATGATCTTGAGCCGTACAAATACCCGCTCGATCAGTCTGCAAGCATTGACTGGCTGTGGAATGATCTTTTCAATACAACAATCTATTACGGCACATTCGCTGTGAGTGGTACGAAGCAGAGAAACCTTATCAATCCGAGCGGAACGAACCTGACTCCGAAGTTTACCTGTTCGAGTGCGATGCAGGTGGTTTTCGGCGGTGCGACATATCAATTACCTGCTGGAAGCACAGAGAGTCCGGGCTTTGCTCTATCTCCGGGCAACAACAACATGACTTTTAAAGGCAACGGCAACGTGCTTGTGGATTATGTTTTGGGGGCGCAGTTATAATGGCGAACATCACGGCAGAAACAACTGCAATATTGAATCAATCCAGGGGCGAAGACGTGCGCGATGCTTTTGTGGATGCCCTGCTCAAGATCGCCGGTGATGGCTTGCCTGATGTCGATGCTTCTGATGAGGACAAAATCCTGGCAGTCAATTCTTCGGGTAAATGGGCGGCTCTATCGGTGGAAAGAAAACTGTCGAGCATTGCGGTCACAACCAATCCCACAAAGATGTCTTACGCTCAGGGAGAATCCCTTGATCTTACCGGCATCGTCGTGACTGCGACTCTTACTGCCGACCTTACGTCCGAGACTACGGAGGTAGTGACCAACTCCTGCACTTTCAGCCCTGCAAATGGTTCTACATTAGGCTCTATAGGCTCTCAGACGGTCACAGTGAGCTATACTGATGATGGGGTTACCAAAACCACCAGCTTCACCGTTACGGTCGCTCACGCGGCTTCTGGCATCTCTGTGACGTCCCTGCCGACAAAGACCAATTATACTGAGGGCGATACTCTTGATTTGTCCGGTATTGGCGTGACGCTCACCTACAGCGATGGAACGACAGAAGATGTGACGAATTCGTGTACTTTCAGTCCTGCGGATGGGTCAACACTCAGTACGACCGGAACAAAAACCGTTACGGTGTCTTATGATGGCATGACCACTACTTTCAACGTCTATGTTGGCGAGGTGCCTTCTTTGGATAGAATTGTCATTCGCACGAATCCGAACAAGACAACTTACTCCATCGGGGAAACGCTCGATTATACTGGTCTTATGATCGGCGCAATATATGACAATCACACGGAGCAGCAGATTCCGTGGACATCCAGCGACGTGGTAGTAAGTCCTGCGCAGGGAACAACGCTCAATCAGGCAGGCACAATCGCGTTGAATGTTTCATACACTCAGGATGGCATTACTGAAAGTACGGCGATGTACATTCAGGTCACAGCGGTGATGAAATATCTGACGATTGCATCCCCGCCTACGAAGACCACATATCAGAGCGGTGATCTGTTCACTTCCGCAGGCTTACGAGTGACCTTTACCGGCACTACCACAACGGATGTGACAAGCTCTGTTTCGCTCAATTTCGAGGAGGGCGAAGTCCTGATTTGTCCTGACGGTCAAAGTTCTATCACATATCCTGTGGAAGTGTCCTATGTGGATGACGGGCATACTTACACAGCGACATTCAATATCAGGGTGAACGCATGAGTTACTACGAAGTGCTTTTATCAAGTAATTTACAGCAAGACCCGGTATCCATCTTCGATCCCAGCGTGAAGGAGATGGTGCTGATAAATGCTGTTGTACATCTGAACGCGCAGTCAGCAGGGTCTTTTGAATTTACCGTTCCCCGTCAGCATATCTTTTATGACAAGATTGTGCCGATGGGGAGCAATATCGAAGTAAAGGAAAACGGCAGGACGATCTTCTTCGGTCGTCCTCTGCCGCCTACTTTAGACTTCTTCGGCAATATGGTATATCACTGCGAGGGTGCGCTTGCTTTCCTCAATGACGCATATCTTCCGCCTATAGAAAATGCTTTTGAAGAGATCGAGTTTAATGCCCTGCTCGACTTGGTTCTCAGCCAGTACAATTCCACACAGACCCGCCTGGACAGGGTATTCTCGTATGATCCTTCTCAGTTCCCCGATGTAATGATCTATGATGCAGAGCAGTGGAACTACCAGACGGTGCTTGATTATCTCAGGGACTATATGCACCAGTTCGTGGGCGGTTTCTTCTACGCTGAGTGGGATAATGGAATTCTCCAGTTCGAGTGGAAAGAAAAGCTGACCGAGACAAGCAATCAGCCGATCACCTTCGGCGTGAATCTGCTTGAAATGACGCGCACGGGTAAGATGTTTTATACTGCCGCAATCGCCAAAGGTGGACAGAACCTTGACGGCGAAGTGGCGCAGATGCTCTCTCCAAAGAAAATGGATAACACTTTGCTCGCTGAGTATGGTACAATTACGGCATACTTAGAATATCCTGATGCAACGACTGTGGATGCACTTGATGCGTACTGCGACACATACCTGCGTGAACAGCGGTTTGACGGTCTGACTCTTGAGATGACTGCGGCTGACCTGCATCTGCGGAATACGGAGTATAATGAGTTCCGTGTCGGTCAGCTTGTGCGTGTGGTTTCCAAGCCGCATGATGTCGAGCGCACTCTGCCGATTACGCAGATCGAAGTGGACATCAATTCTGCGCTGAAGAAGGCAATCATAGGCGATCTGGATAAAATTCCCTTCACCGTTTCCGTGAAAAAGGCGAAGAAGGAAACCGAAAAGAAGGCGAAAGAAGACGCAAAGGAAGAAGCGAAGAAGGAAAAGGATAAACCATACAGTCCCGGCGACAATCCTGTGATAAAGGGCAAGGACGGTAATGACTACGTGCTGACTGTCGATGATGATGTGCCTGTCGTGGAGAAAATTCCGAGCAATATCAAGATCAGCCCGACTTTGTACAACTACACTGTTGGCTCTGCTTTTGATTTATCGCAATTTACGGTCACTGCATACTATGGTGATGGATCGAGCAAAAATGTGACTAGTAGTTGCTCATACAGTATTCCGAACGGCTATGTGTTCGTGAATAAAGACCCGCATTATCAGCTCATTGCAACGTACAAGGAATATGGGAAGTCTTATACTGCGAGTGCAAAGTTGATGCCGAGCGAAGGCGAGGGGATTGTGGCAAGACCTGATTCTTATGTAACTGATGCCGGCACAATTATCAGTGAAAACGAAGGCGTAAGGACGCCGTATACGAAAGTCAACGATGGAAGAGCGGCGGTTTTGATTGCGCACAATGCTTCCGATCCACCAGAAGCGTATGGTGGAAACTGGTTTGCTATTTTTTCTGTGGCTCTTACAAGGGATGCGTCTATTATTTATAACAACGAATCTACAGGAACGGCATTATATAATATTCGCGGACATGAAATATGGCTGTCTTACTGTGGCATGAGTGCTAATTACGGTGGTGCAAGTGACGGTACAAATCCTCTTGGTTTGCCAGAAGTTTATGACGTTCCACTATTTCCTGTTAATGGTATGCCATCGCTACATCAAGCGGAGGTAATTTGTAATATCCTTAGAGTGCAATTCATCAGTGATGATGGCTCCGGTTATAGTGATGATAGCGGCGGCAGTGAGTCAGGCGGAGGAGGACACTTTGGCGACAATGATGAAAACGGTGGTTCTCAGTCTGGCGGAGGAGGGAATTTCTAATGGCTGATATTTCAACCGAGATTACTGAAATACAGGAAGCATCATACGGAAGCGAAGTCAGACAGTCCATTGTGGACGGACTAAACAAGGTCAATGAGGGAACTCTGCCAGCCGTATCTGCAAGTGATGCAGGCAAGTTTCTGACAGTGAATAACAACGGTCAATGGGAAGTAGGAGATGGGGGTCTTGTACCTACTCCGACCGGCACAAAGAGCATTACAGAAAATGGGACATATGATGTAACAAACTATGCAAGTACAAGCGTAAATGTTTCATCACAAACTTTGCCTAGTGCAAGTGGAGTCAGCTTCTAAGTGGAGGGTAAAAAATGATTGCAGTAAATACGCATAAAAACGGTGTAAATCCTTGGTGGGATGTAAGATGTGCGAGTACGGATGCGAAGCCGACAGCGGGAGTCCCGAACGGCTCCACCTGCATCGAGATCGACACAGGCAAGGGCTATCTTTATGACGCAGAAGGTGGCGAGTGGTACGAGATTCCTGAAGGCTCAAGTGTTGTGATTGATCCTGCAAGGGGGGTGAGCTTCTGATGAGCGATTACAAAGTTACGGATTCCGAATTGACCGGAATCGCAAATGCGATAAGAACAAAAGGCGGGACTTCATCTCAGCTTGTTTTTCCGGATGGATTTACTTCTGCGATTGGCGCGATTCCAACTGGCGGAGGTGTGATTCAATCGTTATCTGTTACTCAAAACGGCACATACACACCACCAAGCGGAGTGGATGGGTATGCGCCTGTAGTTGTGAATGTAAGCGGTGGTGGCTGTGCAGACTTAGTAAGACACGATTACATTCAATTCGATAGACGCGCAAGTCATGCCATCACTATTCCATACGAGGTAGACGCTGATTACGAGATTACGGTTGTATTTGATGCGATAAGTAATCGAAACAATCAGGCGATAATAGGTGTTTCGTCTGGGATTTATAATCGTTTATTGCAATTTACAGGATCTTGGTATGGTGGTACTGGCGAGGCCGATCAGCAAGGTTCGTTTTCAAAGCCTTTGACTGGAAAGCACACTTATGTCGTGAACAGAAACGGCAAATGCCTTTTTGATGATGAAGAAGTGTTAAATTTTACACCCACATCGGCAAGTTCGATTAGTATGTTGATAGGATATTCGGGTGCTGCTGAAGCGTTTGACGGAAAACTATATGAGTATAAAATAAAACGCATATCAACTGGCGAAACGATTATCCACTTGTTTCCCTACAGCATTACGTTTAACGGGAGTGTAATTATGACGATGCTCTATGATAGTGAAAGAAATATACGTATACTTACACCAGAATTGCAGGTTTATGATGATGAGTAAAGTAATTACACCGCAATCGCTATGAGCGGCGCGATACATCTGAGCAAAACGGAGGGCGTACCGATGGAGACGATACCATTTTGGGGAATGATTTTAGCAATCTGCGGTGGCATCATAACGATCATCGGTGCCATTGAAAAGATTGTTGGTGCCGGTAAGGTTATAAACGCTCCAAACGAGGAGCAGAACAAACGGCTCAAGGCATTAGAGGAACGATGCGACAAGTACGACCTGTACTTTAGTGCCGATAAGCAGAGGCTCAATGACTTGGAGCAGAGTTTGTCCGTGCTGATGCAGTCGCAGTTTGCTCTGCTCAGCCATGCGATCAATGGCAACGACACGGACAAATTAAGAAAAGCGCAGGAGGATATGCTTGCGTACTTAACAAAAAGGGGGATAAGTGTATGAAGTTTGGTGAAGCAATCGAGAAATGCAAACAGGGTGCAAAGATTCAGCGTGAGGGATGGAATGGCAAGGCTCAGTATGTAGAGCTTGCCACCTGCATCAGCTACAAGAATGCTGAAGGCAAGATTGTGAACGTGAATCATGATGCTATTGGTAACAATGCGCTAGCATTTGTGGGAACTTCCGGTGTGCAGATCGGATGGCTTGCATCTCAGGCAGATATGCTTGCGGAAGATTGGAGGGTGGTAGAATGAAGCAGATTGATTGGAAATCTAAATTCACATCAAGAAAATTCTGGTTGGCGGTGATCGGTTTTGTCACTCCGCTCATGATCGCTTTCGGGGCATCCGAGGCATCTGCTACGCAGGTGGCGTCGATCATCATGGCAGGTGGGACGCTGATCGCTTACATCATCGGTGAGGGGATGGTGGACTCTGCCCACACACCTGACCCCGAAGATGACGGTCAGTTCATCGCAATCATGCCGCCTACGGATGTGGAAAAGGAGGAATGAGGGGAATGGCAACAGATATTATCCTGGAAGAAAATGCCGGGGACGTCATTGAGATCGTTTTCCGTAATGGCAATATGACGCACTACTCGCCTAATGAATATACGGACTACAAGTACGATGGGAAGTATTTCATCGTGATCCGTGAAAAGCAGTGGATAGGTTTTTACAATCTTGACTGCGTGGAATACATCGAGGTGGGCAAATGAAAACTTACGAAGGCAAAAAGTACAGCCTGTCGAATTCTCAGCTTACTCAGATAGCGAGGCTGTGTGTGCAGGAACAGGGCGCATCTGGGGCAGCTGCTGAAGCATCCCAGATGGCAAACAACTACGAGTTGAATGGGAATAAGACAAAGTATCCGACCCTGTACGATTATGTAAGAAATAGCGGCTGGTATTACAAGGCCGCTTACTACATGGACAACGGCAACGCCAGCTCGACTACAATCGCAAAAGTCAGGGATGTCCTGGTTAATGGCAATCGGGTTCTGCCGCTCTATGTGGACGAGCATGATTGCATCAGGGACATCGCATGGATCAAAAACAACGGGAAAGAGGTCAACAAGGAAGTAAAGAGCAACTATATTCCCAATGTGACAGTGATCCACAACAAGATGGGATCTACTTACACCTTTTTCTGTTTCCCGGCCGCAGGCTGTGATCCTTTCGGGTACACAGACAACAAGAGAGCGCCGAAGGATGGGGGAGGTGATGTGCCTGCGGAAGATGACGAGCCTGATGACAAGACGTATGTCGAGATCTGGAACGTCAAGATGCCGATGATCAGCCGGGGGGATCACGGTGTTGCTGTGGAGATCTGGCAGTGCATCGTAGGCGCTGACGTAGACGGAGACTTCGGCTATAATACGTCACAGGCGACAAAGGTATGGCAGAAGGAAAACGGGCTTGCCAGCGATGGAATTGTAGGCGAGAAGTCATGGAAGAAAGGACTGGAAAATGTCAGATGATGGAAAGGCGACCGTCCCTTATATAGTGTATGAGGGAGAACAGGCCAGAAACGAGCGCACCTTTAAACGGCTGATCATCGCTTTAATCGTTACGATACTGCTGCTCTTTGCTACAAACGTGGTGTGGCTGTACTGCTGGTTCCAATATGATTATGTCGGTGAGGAAACTACAGAGACAACGGAGACGAAAGATGTGCTTGTTAATGCCGATAATGGCGTGGCTAATTATGTGGGTCATAACGGGGATATTGTAAATGGCGAGCATCAGAGTAACAACAACGACAACGACGATCAGACGCCGGTCGAGGGTGCGGAAGAAGGCAGGTAGCCGTGGCACGAAAATTAGAAGATAGATCCCGCACGGAGATTTCTTTTATGATCGACGAGTGGATTCACAACGAGCGCGACCGGTCCATCCTTAAGCGCAGGCTCCTGGATGGCATCTGTTTTGAGCCGCTTGCAGAGGAGTTTGACCTGTCTGTCCGGCAGGTAAAGAACATTGTGTACAAAGCACAGGATAAGCTATTCCGACATATGCCGAAGTGATGGAAACGTACCCTGGTACCCTTCGTGGCCCAGGGTATTTTTTTTATCATAAAAATTAAGAAAAATATTGACATACGCCAGCGGGAGAGGTAATATGTTCTTGTAAGGCAAACAAGGAGGTAAAAAAATGAACTACATGATCACGATTGCTAAAGAGACTATCGGCTGCACCGGCTACAAGACAATCAAGAAACTTGAAACGCTGCCGAGGCACGAAGCACTGAAAAAACTCAGCGACAAAAAGATTGTCAGAAGGTTCAAAAGTCCGTTTGATTCATCGGTTGAAGTTGTGGTTATCGAATAAGGAGGACAAGGACATGACAAAAGCAGAAGCAAGAGCAAGAAAAATCATCAGCATGCAGTCTCTGGACAAGCTGATCGAGCAATTTGAGCTTACGGAAACAAACAACGATCCATACATCCCGACCGTGCGAGGCTGGCTGATGGATGAACTTGAGTCAAGAAACCCAGACGCTTTCGACACATGGCTCGAAAGCGAAGAGGACAGCCCGAGAAAATTCTTTATCTGAAGGAGGTATGAAAAATGACTTTTGAAGAAGCGAGAGCGTGGGAATGCGACCACGCAAACTGCTACAACTGCGACGAATGCCACTACAACATCGGCGCGTCCGGCTGGCAGGGAGCTTATCCCTGCGGCCAGTGGCACTGCTGGGTGGTGCTGAATACGGAAGGAGGTGAGGAAGAATGACCAGAGGCTTTCTGATCGTTGATCAAAAAATGAACACCATCATCCTTCCTATGGACGATCCTGACCTTGTGGAATTCTTCCGGTACAAGCCAGGATACCCGCGTAATCTCGACAAGGCACATCAGCACGATACGCTGAAGTCCCTGGACAAAGACATCCGGGCATATCTAAAAGGAGAGTATGACGGATGATATAGAACAAATATGCACTAAAAAAGCACTTTGGTTTCATCGTAAGCCAGAGTGCTTTTTTGTATGCTTTCGGCATGGGAAATGATCGGATTATAAAAGCAATACGACGATTAGTGGCGTGTGGAATGTCACCTTGCGAGGCATTCCTGCTTTGTGATGATTTCATAAAGCGTTTTGGTATACGTGATCTTGAGGCTTGCGTAAGGTCTGTAGAGGTGCAGCATGTGGCGTAGAGTAGAAGATATGAGATGATTGTTTCCATATAAAACCACCTGCCGAGCAGATATCGCCTCTAATGCAAGCTGAAATTTCTTTACGTGAAATTCCAGTTATTTGTTCGGCTATGGTAGAAGTTATATAAATAGCCAATAACTGTCCGTTGACAAGTCTTTGTTCTACTGGTTTTCCAATAGTTAACATTGCTCTGAATTTTGCAGTTCCATAACAGTTGTTATATCGAGGGGTGCACCATTCTAAATTGTCAGCACAGTTATTAGTTTTGTTTTCGTCAATATGATTTATGTGCGGGAGGTTATCTGGATTAGGGACGAACGCTTGTGCAACAATCCTGTGGATAAGAAATTTTTTCTTCTTTGTATTACGATAAAGCATAACTTGATAGTAACCGCTATTATTTTCGCTTGGCTTCAGTATATATTCATCAGGACAAGATGCTCGTTTCCATTTTTGAAGGCTTTTTATTCTACCCAAATTACTTACTTGATACAGACCTTCGTATCCTTCAATATCTTTCCAGATTTCATTCATGATTACGTATCTCCTTTTTTATTTTTAGTATACCACAAATAAAAGCAGACAACAAGGTGATTAAATCAATGTGGAAATATTTTTTAAATAATCCATGTGGAAGGCATGTAGGAGATTGTGCTGTCCGTGCTATATCGGCAGCATTAAATATTGATTGGGAAGAGGCTTACACACTTATTACAGAAGCTGGTTACAAAATGTGTGATATGCCATCTGCTGATAGCGTGTGGGGCGCAGTTCTTAGACAGCATGGCTTCTATCGTTCGGCAATTCCGAACAGTTGTCCAAACTGTTATACAGCAGAAAACTTTGCACAGGACCATCCGCAAGGAATATATGTCCTTGGATTTGGTGGACACTGTGCAACCATAATAGATGGTGTGATTTGGGATGCATGGGATAGCAGTAATGAAGTACCTGTCTATGTTTGGTACAGAAAGGATTAAGCATGGCATACAATTCAGGATTTCCGGTGGGATATCAACCGTACTATCCACAGTATCAATATCAGGCTCCGCAGTTACAGACGCCACAACCACAGCAGATGGGCGGGCGAGTCTGGGTGTCCGGTGAGGCGGGTGCGAAAGCCTATATTCTGGCTCCGAATTCGTCAGCCGAACTGTGGGATTCTGAGCAGCAAACGATCTATCTGAAATCTGCGGACGCATCAGGTATCCCATCCATGAAGGTGCTGGACTATACAATACGCTCAGAAACTCCCACAAGCCCCGTACAGGGCGTTCAGACGCAAAGCCATACAAATGTATCAATAGAGGATCTGAACGCCTTACAGGGGCAAATAGACGCTCTGAGGGATGAAGTGAGGGTATGCCGTCAAACCATAGCAGAAAGCGAGGTATATCATGGGAAATCTGATTTACGAAGAAGACATGAAGGGAAGGACACAGCAACAGCAGATGAATCCCGCGCAGATGCTTCAGAACTTGAAAAGTGATCCTGTTGCGTTTATGCGTCAGAGGGGCTTCAACCTACCCGATGGTGTGGATGTGAGAAACCCACAGTCCATTATAAATGCGCTCATGCAGTCAGGACAGGTGAACGGAAATCTTTACCGGTCCGCGCTGCAGAGGATGATGCGCAGATAGTATGCAGAGGTCAGTGCGCAGGACCTGTGTATAAAGTTTCATATCAACCGGCCGCTCAAATGGGGAGTGGTCGCTCACCCAAAAAAATTATGGGTAGAAAGGGAAAAATATGGCACTTACTGATGACAACATGGTAATGCCCGTGACGCCGATGTATGGAAACGGTGGCGGTTTTGGCGGCGGTTTCGGAGGAGACTGGGCGTGGATTCTTCTGCTTCTGCTGCTTGGCGGCAACGGCTGGGGCGGCTATGGCATGGGCGGATTTGCAGGCGGCCTGGGGATTGACTTCCCGTGGTTACTGAATGGGCAGAACGGCATCAACAACAACGTGAATGATGGCTTTAGGGATGCACAGCTCCATGATTCCGTTACATCCGTCAGGGATGGTGTGAGCAACCTGGCTACACAGCTCTGTGGATGCTGCGGCGACATCCAGATGGGTATGGCGAACGGCTTTGCCGGTGTCCAGCAGTCTCTTTGCAACGGCTTTGCCGGGACGACTGCCGCTGTGACCGGTGCGCAGAACGCGATCACACAGCAGCTTAATTCTAACGAGCTGGCGTCGCTGAATCGTAGCTTTGCGGAACAGACGGCGAATATGCAGGGCTTTAACGGCCTGAATTCGGGTGTTGCTGATCTCCGCTACACAGTAGCGACGGAAGCATGCGCTGATCGTGCCGCTGTAGGTGACGCTCTTCAGAACGTCACGATGCAGAACATGGGTAACACGAACGCGATTGTTTCTGCAATCACTGCCGGAATCCAGTCTATCAAGGATGATCTGTGCCAGGATCGCCTGGATGCTGAAAGGCGCGAGAACCAGAATCTCCGTTCCGAGCTTATGTATGCTCGTGGGCAGGCTTCTCAGGTCGAGCAGACTGCACAGCTTCTTGCGAACAACAACTCGCAGACTGCGCTGTTCCAGCAGGGACTCAATAACGAGGTCGATGCTCTCTACAACAGGCTTTCCAACTGCCCGGTCCCGACTGTTCCGGTTTACGGCAGACAGCCGATCTTCAACTGCCAGAACAACGGATGTGGATGCGGGTGCGGAAGCAGCTTTTGATGGAGGGATAGACTATGGCTTGTGAATTTTTGTATAACCCGATTCAGGATGTGGCGCTGAATGCGCCGATCCTGTTCGATACATCTATTCCCTGCACCCGTGGGAACGTCTATCACGAGGGCAACACCGGGAATTTTATTCTCAAGGGAGCCAATTCCAACAACGGATGCTGCAACCAGTTTGCACAATACCAGGTGACATTCAACGGCAACATTGCCATCCCGGATGGCGGCACGGTTACACCTATTGCGGTGGCTATCGCTGTGAACGGTGAGCCGAGGCTTACGAGCCGAGCGATCTTTACGCCTGCAGCCGTCGAAGAGTTTGGAAATGTTACCAGCACGGCGATCATCAAGGTACCGAGGTGCTGCTGCTTCAGTCTGAGCGTGGATGCAGTTCCCGCAACAACTGACCCGACGGTTACTCCCGCTCCTGTGATCGAGGCGCAGAATGCGAACCTGACGATTACACGGATTGCATGAGGAAGGAGAGAGAAAAGTGCATAAATTATATGAGTATGTCTGCGACGAACTCAAGGACCTTGAGAAAAAAGCAGAAAAAGGAAACCTGTCTATGCAGGAAGTCCAGTACGCCGACACACTTGCCCATCTGAAGAAGAACCTGATGAAGGCTGACGAGATGATGGAAGACGAGTACGGCGAGTACAGCATGGCATACTACCCGATGACATCTTACGCTGAAGAGGGCGGAATGCGGGGTGGATACTCCAACAGGAGAGGCGGCGGCCGGTCCTATGCCAGAGGCAGAGGAGCCGGTGCCAGACGCGATGCTATTGGCCGGTATTCCAGGGCAAACGATGACTTCCGTATGGAGCTTGAGGATCTGATCGACGATGCTCCGAGCGAACACATCAAGCAGAAGATGCGTGACCTGATGCGCGAAATGTAAAGGAGGTGGCCTTCTGTGATTACAGAAAAGGATCTGCAGGAGGCCATTGCCGAGTGCGAGGGTCAGCGCAATCCGAATGCGAACACCTGCATCAAGCTGGCCGCCTTTTACACAATCCGGGATCACATGTTTGGTGAAGGCTCTAAAATGCCCCAGAATGAGTTTTATTCTCGTGACGGATACTCTTATGGGGCAGAGCCAGAAAATGCGCCACAGCCTGTTGTGGAAGCTCACAGCGGCTCTGCGTTCAGTGAAGCTGTGGACGGCATGCCATTTGATGAGTTCCTGGGGATCATGGACGAGCTGATGTCCACACTTGAGATCGTGCAGCCCAGGCTTTATGCCGGTGTGATGAGAAAGATTAAGGGTCTTGCGTGAAAGCGCAAGGCTCTTTTTTTTTTTTTCTATTTTATTAAGAAAAATATTGACATAAGACACAGAAAGAGGTAATATAAACTTGCAAGGGAAAACCGGAGGTTACGAGGGCAAGGAGGTATAAAAATGGCATACAAGACAATGTTCACCGAGAACTACTACAGGAACATGTGGGATAGGCTGGCTGAGAAGTACACAAAAAATGATCCAGAGAAGGATCTGGAAATAATGATGAAGGCATATAGGGATCTGGATCTGCCGGAGCAGGCAAAGGAAGTGATCCTTCAGATCGAAGCAAAAAGGGTGCATGACTTCATCAGCAATACACTGAAAGGAACGCTGCGGACGCTCAATGCGATCCTGAGTGGAAAGGCAAGCCTGGGTTACACAACAAAAATACAGGAGGTTCAGGCAATGCACGACCTCAGAGAAGGTTTTGAATTCGACTGTTTGAGACTTGCGGACTTCCGGAAAAAATATAATCTGTAAAATCGAAAAGCCCCGCGCGGTAACGCGGGACTTTTCTTCTTGGAAAGGAGGCCAATCAATGACAAAGAACCACCAGAGCAAGCACCCAAAGAAATAATAGCACATCATCCGCACCTTCGTCAAGGGTCCCGTCCTGCCGATTTTGTGTTCGATTATCATTCATTTTCTATAAACTCTCTATATATATTTTCTCTCTAGGGACTTTATAGTAAATGTATGATTATGATTCATATATCTATCATAAAAATTAAAAATAATAATAAAAAGAATTGACATGACTACTCAGCAAGTGCTATTATGCCATTGTAAAACCGATTTTTACAAAAAGGAGGACGAGACATGCTGCCGGATGTGAGCAAGAGAAGAAAGCTATTCGGGTACAACTTGAAGGATTACGATTCAAAAAAGCTGAAAGAAATTCTGGAGCTTAAGAACAACGACGGGATCACCACGCCGAACTGTGTGAGAATCGTGCGCGGAATCAATGAGTTCCTGGACGAGTCCAAGTATTTGATTGTCCAGGCATCTGCTATTTTTTACTTCCTGAAGGATCTGGACGAGGGAAAACTGGATGGAAGCCACAGCGAAGTGATCAGGGTTTATGCTGAGAATATTGATCACGGCCTGCTTGACACATCGCTGTACAATGTCATGAAGATCATGCAGTCACTTGCCGCACAGCGCCGACTGTTCCGATCTGTGAAGGATGTGATAAAGGTGAACAGGATCAACAGGGATTGGGAAATGCTGCTTGATAAGGAACTTGAGGCTCTGAACAATCGCATTATGCGACTGAGAGAGATCTCGATCCCGGCGAATCTTGATTATACTCCGATGGGAGCGTACTCTGCGTATCTTGCTATGAGCGGTGTGACTGTCTATGATGATATTCGGACTTTCGTCGAAAACAGCGGGGCTGTCTATGAGGACACGGATGCAATCATCGGGCCTTATAAGGACCATGTGGTCGAGATCCTCTGCAGCGTGGATGACTGCATCGTCGAGGAACTTCTGGAAAAGGCACGGGAAGGCGTGGCAATCAGGAATCGAAGACTGGAACTAATAAAGAAATCCGTAGAGCAAAGCAAGGCGGCAGAGCTGGATAAGGCTGCGGAAGACGCCAGGGAAGTTGTATTTGGATTATGTTCTAATGCCGGCAAGACATTTAGAAGAGAAAGAGCAAATTCGCTTATGGCCAGGGCGAGGAAGTGTTCTTCTGTGTGGGTTGTGGCTGCCGGCCGCGCAAAGCCTTTTAAAACTGGATACCTCAACTACATAAGCACAAGCGGACGTGCATCTATCACGACTGTGATGAGTGCCAGGATCTTTGACACAGAGGAATCTGCCCGCAAAGCTGCAGAGGTGTTCCGATCCCAGAATGATTTCCAGTTTGCCGAAGTTGCAGAGGTGGATTTGTATTCGTACAATTTCGATCCGTATCATTAAAATTAAAAATCCTATTGACATATGTGTGGCGTTATGGTAATGTTTCTTGCATCGAGAGAGGAGGTGAGAATGTGGATGACTTAAAAGAAAGGGTAATACGTTACCGGGCGAAGAATCGCCTGACGCAGAGGCAGATGGCTGAGAAGTGTGGGATTTCCCCGCAGACGCTTTGTAGCATCGAAACCGGGCAGCAGACGCCTGGAAAAATGACGCAGATAAAGATTGAACTAGTGCTTGAGGAGGGCGAATAATGTTGTATTTAAAGACGGACGAAGGAAAAACATCTGTAAAAGTAAGTGGAAGTTTTGTGCAGATATGCGGCGATCTTTG